CCGGTTGCTGGTGCGATTGGGTATTTTCTTATTACCTATATGTAATGTGGTAAAATGTCAGATTTTGGTGTATGATTAAAGAAAATGTATTGGAGGAATATTTGTGATAAATTTTAACCTGTTGCCCGAAGGGGCATTTGAACCTATGGCCAGTGTTGCTAATAACTTAATTGATAAGTTATATACTGCAACGGGATACATATTTACTCCCAAAGGCAAAAAGAAGGATATGGAAGATGCGGTATCTTTTTTTGTTAATGAAATAAAGAGTAATAAAGAAATGCCTATTTTAGCAAAAGCGGCAGCAATAAGCGATGCAAGGAAGCTAATTAAAGAGTATTGTAACCAACAAGATATCTTAAATATTGCAATGGATAATTTAGAAGAAGCAGCAAAGCCAGATTTGATAGATAATGACTGGCTGGGCGAATTTTGGGCGAAAGCAGGATGTATAAATGATAATGAGATAAAGATTCTTTTCGGGAAAATATTAGCAGGTGCTTGTAATGGTAAAGGGACAAGGGTATCAAAATCATTAATACATAAAATCTGTGTAATGGATTCAATGTCTGCAAAAGCCATACAAAAATTAAGTGAATTTGTTGTAAAAATTTATGCAATTGATATGGATGGAAATGTAATAGACAAGGAAATCAATGCATTATATTTCGGCGATCATTTTGGGTGGGATGATAAATATAATTGTAATGATTTACAACTTTTAGAACTTGAGGCTTTAGGTATATTGAAATATGAACTATATACAATTGCTTTTGGGGGAACTATTAATAATGTATTAAAACCAATAAAAGAACTACGGATATATTGTAATAATCAATTTTTTACGATAACTGGTGACAACAAAGATTTTAAAGATTTATCTATACCAGTTCGGATACCAGCAGGAATGGTTTGCTTAACAAATGACGGAAAGTATTTGATGAGTCTTTTCGAAAATATAAAATATTCAGATGAGTATTTTGAGAGGATAAAAAGCGTATTTCGTGAAGATGGATATAAGGTATGGTAAAATAAACGTATTCGACCAGATTTCAAAACAAACGAATGAGAGGTGGTGATTGTGCCAAGGAAGCCGGATAAGCGCATAGAGCAGGCGCAGGTATTATATTTAAAAGGCTTGAAATTAGTGGATATAGCCAGGCAGCTTGACCTGCCAGAGGGTACAATTCGAAGCTGGAAGAATAGATATAAATGGAACAATGGTGGTAATGCAACGTTGCAAAAGAGTAAATGCAACGTTGCAAATAAAAAAGGCGCCCAGCCCGGCAACAAAAACGCCTCCGGCCACGGCGCGCCAAAAAAGAACAGCAATGCAGAAAAGCACGGTCTTTTCCGGAAATACCTTCCGGAGGAGACTTTTTCTATTATTGAGGAAATGGAAAGCATGACACCGCTTGATATGATATGGCACTCCATACAGATTCAGTATGTGGCCATTATCCGGTCACAGCAGATTATGTACGTCCGTGACAGGGAGGACAAAACTGTAGAAAAGGTAGAGGAAAAATCTGGAAATGTCATTGGAGAAACGTGGGAGGTGCAGCAGGCATGGGATAAACAGGCAGGTTTTTTGAAAGCCCAGAGTGTGGCAATCACTTCCCTTAAAAATGCGGTAAAAGATTATCTGGAGCTGGAAGGTGCATCCAAGGCAGATGCAAAAGAGCAGGTGCAGAACTGGAAGGATGCTATTATTGCCATAGCAAAGCGCAGGGGTGAAAAGATAGATGGAAGAACTGATTGAGGTTTTGGAGATATACTATGACGATCCCACTGCCTTTCTGGAGGACATGCTTGATATGGAGTGTGACGGATGGCAGGGGGAGGTCGCACAGGATATTTCCACCTATAATAAAGTTGCAGTGAAGTCCGGGCAGGGCGTTGGCAAGACGGCGCTGGAGGCCGGGCTTATTATATGGTTTATTGTGTGCCGCCCATACTCCAAGGTCATAGCCACTGCGCCCACCATGCAGCAGCTTTATGATGTGCTCTGGGCAGAGATTTCCAAATGGCTTGATTCGTCTAAGGTGAAGAATCTTCTTACATGGACAAAAACCAAAGTTTATATGAATGGGGATTCTGAACGGTGGTTCGCCACGGCAAAGACGGCAACCAAGCCGGAAAACATGCAGGGATTCCACGAAGACCATATGCTGATCGTGGTGGATGAGGCGAGCGGCGTCGCAGATCCAATCATGGAGGCCATACTTGGCACGCTTACAGGCCGTGACAATAAACTGCTGCTGATGGGAAATCCGAACCGTATTGAGGGCGTATTTTTTGATGCTTTCAACAAGGACAGGGATAAATTCAGGACACATACGGTCAGCAGCCGGGACAGTAAGAGGACATCCAGGGACAATATTGCAATGCTGGAATCCAAGTATGGGAAAGATTCCGATGTTGTCCGGGTGCGTGTTGACGGCCAGTTCCCCAGAGGCGCACTTGATTCCTTTATTTCGCTGGAAACGGTGGAACTTGCCTGCTCAAAAGGAAACCGAATCAGGCAGACGGATATAAACTCCGCACAGATACTTCATATTGGCGTGGATGTGGCAAGGTTTGGCGATGATAAGACGGTCATAACGCCGAGAATCAGCGCAAGGGTATTTGAATTCAGGAAATACAGTAAAAAGAGTACTATGGAGACAGCCGGAAATGTACTCATATGCTGTAAGGATTACATGGAGCGCTATCCGCATATAAGGAAATGCATGATAAAAGTGGATGATTCCGGCGTTGGCGGCGGTGTGACAGACCGCCTGAATGAGGTGATCAGGGAAGAAAAGCTTCCCTACACGGTGGTTCCTGTAAATAATGGCGATGCCTCCACGGACGGGTATTATTTCAACCTGGGAAGCCAGATTTGGGGAAATATCAGGGAACTGCTTGAGAATAATTTTTCAAATAATATGCAGGGAAAGCAGGACATACAGATAGAGCTTCCCTATGATGATGAAATGATAAAACAGTTAAGTGTCAGGAAATACCACATAACTTCCAAAGGGAAAATCCAGCTTGAGTCAAAGAAGGAAATGAAAGAGAGAGGGCTGGGGTCGCCGGATACAGCAGATTCCCTTACCCTTGCATTTTATGAGCCTGATACATGGCTGTATTAGAAAGGATCCAGACATGCTGAAAACCAGTGAAATTAAGCACTTTATTGAAGAAGACAGGACTTCCCCAAAAAAGAGGATGGCAGAACAGGGTTTGAAATATTATGAGGGCGAACATAAGATTATGGGTTCGCGGATATTTTATGTGGATGCCGGCGGGCAGGTAAAAGAGGATTTGCTAAGAAGCAATGTAAGGATTTCCCACCCGTTTTTTACGGAACTGGCAGACCAGGAAGTACAGTATATGCTTTCCGGGGATGGAAACTTTATCCGGTCTGACAATCCCGATCTGCAGAAACAGTTGGATTTGTATTTTAATGACAGTTTCTGGTCAGAAGTGTATGAAATGCTTACAGGGTGTATTTCAAAGGGATTTGATTACATGTATGCTTACCGTATGGCCAGCGGGCGGACGGGATTCCAGCACGCGGATTCCATGGGTGTCATAGAGGTGCAGGCCAAAAATACGGATGATAACGAAGACCATGTTATTTACTGGTATACTGACCAGCTTGAAAAGGAAAAGAAAACAGTCAGACGGATTCAGGTATGGGATAAAAAAGAGACTTACTACTATATGCAGGTCAATGACGGGGAAATTGTGGAAGATGATAAAGAGCCTCTTAATCCGAGGCCGCATATCGTGACAGAGAATGAAAAGGGAGAGCGGTTTGGTTCTTCCTTTGATTTTATTCCGTTTTTTCGGCTGGATAACGGGGCGAAGCAGTTTAGCGGGCTGAAACCGATTAAGGATCTTATAGATGATTATGACCTGATGGCGTGCAGCCTGTCCAACAATCTGCAGGACTTTACGGATGCCATTTATGTTGTATCAGGGTTCCAGGGGGCAAATCTTGATGAAATGATTCAGAACATCAAAGCCAAAAAGCATCTTGGGGTAGCACCGGACGGAGGGTTAGACATAAAGACGGTGGATATCCCTTATGAGGCCCGGAAAGCAAAGCTGGAACTGGACGAAAAAAATATTTACCGTTTTGGCATGGG